CACCTGATTAGGTATCGCCGTAAACGGGTCAAAAGTTAAATCACCTTCACTGTCAGTGCCCGTGTACAGGTACTCAGGCAAATCTATAACAATGAAAGTGCCCGCAAAAGGCGCAGAAATTCCGCTTACAACTATTGACTGGCCGACTGCAATTTCCGATGGGGTCAGTAATTGCAGTACGGCGTAATTGTCAAGTAGTTGTGAATGGGTAACAGTGTAAGTAGCCATGAGCGGTAAGCCCGCTTCCGACTAAGCGACTGTGATTGCTTGGATGAACTGGCTTCCTGCAACCGCTGTTGGGTTCTGTGCATCCTGTGCAAAGGTTGCAAAGTAACCGTAGTAAGAAAATGTGCGAGCCAAGAGGTCAGGCACTTCAACTGAGCGCATTCCCTGTTGTGCTTCGTACAGTTCAATTGCTGGGCCGTGAACAATAAGCATTGTGCCGCTTGCCGCGTTGCCGTCAACAACCAATTCCAACCCGAGTGGGTTCATTCCTGACCATGAAGTTGCGTTGCCTGCACCAAGCGTGTTCTGACCGATAAGGCCAGGTGCTCCGATTGCTGGGAACAATGGACGCTTGCTGTTGTCCAACTGAGCGCCCAACTTTGACCAAACATCAGGTGAAACCACCATGTGAGTTGGGAACAAGTTTGTGGTTGACGAGATGTTTACTGCACAACCATAAATTGCGTTCATCAATGAAGTTGCATCGCCAGCGGTAACAGTCCAGGTGAAACCTGATGCTTGCTTCTGTGCAACGATGTAATCAACTGCAATGTTGTCGGTTTGCTTCAAATACTGGCCAGCAAGGTCATTCAAAATAATGTTCATTGCGGCTGGGTCTGTAAAGTCCATTGTTTGTTGTGCAATTTGGATGCTTCCAGCAACGGTCTGACGGCTAACCGTGTTAGCTGCAAGAACCATTGTCTGCGAGGCAACTGCTGTTCCCTGTGTTGACTGCACGCCCGATGCGGTTGGCGTTGTAATACTTGGGCGAGTAAACGAAATACCTGAACCCTGGGGCATTGCACGCGTACCGAAAGCATTAACTACGGGACGATATTGCAAGTTCACATTTTGAAATAACGGCCCGAGCACTGGAACAGGTAGCAAACCTGGCGTGTCAGTGGTGAGGTCTTGCGAAACGGCTTCAATCGCTGACTGATTCTTTCGCGCGGCATCGTGGAATGCGGCGTTTACTTTTCGGTATGTATCGCCACCAATATGCATTGCGGCAAGATATTCGCCCGCTGATGGCATACGGAATTCGCGCTTTGATTCAGCAAAAACAACTGGGGAAGTTGGGATTGCGGCTTCAACTGGGGTTGCTTCGTTCATGGTTTCTGTCTCCTGTTGTAGAACTTCTATTTGAATAATATCTTTTTCTTGGTCATCGTGTGGGATGGTTTCGGGTTCGGTGGCCGCGACTTCGGTTATGACTGCACCCGAAAACGCTGGGCGGCCAGTAACAAGTGATAATTCAATCCAATCGGCGGCCTGCACGAGCATTGTGCCATCCTGTTGCATTTTGAATTTGGTTGGGTTTACCCCTACAGATACTGAGTCAATTACGCCATCAAGTGCCAAAGTTAAGGCTTCATCGCCCAAGGTTGTTTTACTGATGCGAGCTGAAAACATCATGCCTTCACCTGCAACATTGGTTCGTTCAAAAACCAATCCAACGGCCTGTTCGCTTGAATGGTTTAAATACAGTTTTGGTGCTTTGCCATCGGTTGGCAAACTGCCTTCCTCAAAAATGACTTTTGTTCCATCGCTGACAGTTGCGGCGACACCGTAGGGAACGGCAACACCCGAAACGGTGCGACTTGGTACGCCTTCAATTGCGCTTGCGTCAAGTGTTAAATCGGTTGAAATTAGTTTTAGCATGATTCTGTTTTACTCCATATTTGGGTTCATTGTTGGCATTGTGTCAGGCATTTCGGAATAGTCGCCTTCCTCTACACCGTCAACGATTTCGGCTAGGTATTCGTCAATATCAAATTTGACACAAGTTCCGTGAGGAAGAATTGAATTCATGCTCATGGTTTGTTCAATAACTGACATGTATGAACGGGCGGCAAAAACATACAAGTCCTGGCGCGCGCCTTGGTTTGATTGGTAACTGTATGAACCGACTGAGTTTCCGTTTAAGAAAAATGGGATATTGCACATGCGGGCCGCTTCCTTGGATTGGAATTCGGCGGCTTCGGATAGCAACATTTTTGATGCGTCAACATCGGTAGGTTGCCATTCAACAAATTGGTTAATTGCGGCAATTTGGTTAGATTTTCTTGCTTGCTCAAATGATTGCGCTAATTCAGAAAGTTCCTGACCTGAAAGCGGTTCGCCTGAAGTTTGACGCAATACGCCAGCGGGCAAAGCTGAACTGCTATTGCGTAAGCGCGCATCTTCTAAAGCTAGTGATGTCGCAATGACCTGTGGCGATTGAAAAATGATTCCCTGATTAGCACCAATAATTTGCACAACATCTTCCGTAGGGATTTGTGCGCCTTGAAAATAGATTTGGTCAGATTTACCGAAAGCAAACACTGGGCCTGTCATGTCAAGTGTGTTGACCATTGCGGCAGGCAAACGCGTGAACGATGCAGGCATCCCGTCTTGAGTCCTGCTACTAACCCACAAAAAGCATCTACCAAAAAAGAATAAATCGTCAAAAACCCATGACCAAAAAGTTGCATAGGTAAGTTGCGGGTCAGGTTGTGAAATCCAGGAACGCGGCGCAATTTCTGTTTCCGTCATTTCGCCTTCAAGTTCATCCCAACGCTTGCGGTACATTTTCATTGGCGTGTTGCCAACTACTGACGCAATAAGGTCACGCGCGCGGTTAATTGTTGGTACGCGCATTGCGCGGTTGCGCATATCGCCTTGAATGTACGAATAGTATTCACCAATTGATTGCTCACCTGAGCCGTTGCCTTGGTAATAAGTGCCACCCGCGGCCGCCGTAATAGGCGCGGTGTCTTGCGGTGAAATTGCCGCCTTAGTTACCTTTGTTTTAAAAATCGCCATGTTTTAGTGTCCCATATTTATCGGTTTTTTGGTGGCATTGGGCCGAGGACTATCCAATCCCGACAAAAGGTAAGAAACGGCCCAACGCCAATATGCACATTAGCGAGTTGCGAAAGCAATGATGGGTTTCCCAACAACGGTTGGACGGCTGGCCATTGCGGCAGTCCACACCATGCAACGGGCCAACGATATTTCTCCTGGACTTCTAGCCGAGGATAAGGCAATAGACGATTCCGCTTTTACGGCAACCGCGCGTTGGACATGTTCGCTTAATTGTTTTGAACCGTCGTGAACCAACATTCCTTCAAAAATCATGTTTTTTACGCCCGCGGTGTAACGCACAATTTCGCCGTAACCAACGGTTTGTGTACGGCCGTCATATTGGGTTGGCCAATGGATTTCTATGCTTGGCGAAATAAGAAACTTGACTGAAGTACTCGCAACCTTGGCAACTTCGGCGAGCATCTCATTGTAAGAATCGGCAACAAAACCAACGGTTATTGCAACACGCCTGTCCGCTAGCTGCACAGCGCGCACCCCAAAATACCGTGAATCATCCAACGAAACTTCAATGCCTAAATAGCCGCCTTCAGGGATGGTTTCTTTGTATTCCAGTTGTGGCCACATACCTGGCGGAATCCAACCTTGGTCACTGGCAACCCATAGGTTGCAGGATGCACGCAAAAACTCCGCACGGTTTGGGTTCATGGATTCGCTTCGCAAAGTGTCCATTGAAATCGTAAAACCCAAACTTGGGTTACCGTGCACCCAAGTGCTTTCTAGGTTTACATCCAAGGATGGGTCAGGTGACCATTCGGCTAGGTAAAAGGTTGAGGTTTCGCCTTTGTCAATTGCGCGCAAGCCCTGTTCTCGCCATCTTTTAAAAACAAGGCTGGATTCTGACCCCGCAGTTGACCACATGGAAAGTAAAGGTGAACGCCTAGCGCGTTGTGACGGAATCAAACCGCCATCAATTGCATCACCTATGTCCCAAATTTCGTCAGCCACGATGAGGTCATTACTAGTGCCGTGACCCACATTGGGCTTTGCGGCGCGCACTATCCACCGTGAACCGTCAGGCATTTGGACTGCATTGCGCCCATAAGCTTTAGTAAGTTTCGCCCCAAAACGAACTTCAAGCACATCAGCCAACAAATCAAACAAAGTAACCGCCAAGTCAAGACGGTTTGCGGTAGTCAACACCATTTGTTTAGTTCCCCGTATTTTGGGCATCTCAGTTAGCCACCAACCAACCAATGCGGCAAGGGCCGTTGACTTTCCGTTCTGCCTAGCCGTGCTCACAAGTGAAACACGGTTTAACAAATCACCCTGTTCGTCATATGCCAATTGGCCATTCAAACAATGCAATTGCCACGGCATCAAATCAATATCTAAATGCTGTTTTGCCCACACCCCCACCTGTGCACCGTATGAACCCGCCGCATCATGGGCAGGGCTTTCCAATCTCGGACAGTCCTGGCCAGTTCCGTTCGGTTCAGGCTGGTTCGCTTCGGATAGAGGAAAGCG